TATGGGAGCGTCGCCGTCCACCGTCGACGTCGAGACCCTCCCATGGCGGTAGCCCCACGCCGTCCCTGTAGCCAGCCCTCCTGCAGCCAGCTCCAGCCCTGCACGCGCCACCCGGTGGTCGCGTGGCGTCCTCGCTATGGTCCGCCCGTCTGTCGCGTGCGCGGCCGCAAGCTCCAGCAGCTCCGCCGTGCGCTGTTCCTGCGTCAACCTTGGTGCCAGCTGTGCCTCGAGCAGGGGAACTACACCACCCCGACCATCCGCGATCACATCGTGCCGCTGGCGGAAGGCGGACGCGATGACGCGACGAACGAACAAGCGCTGTGTCAGCCGTGCTCGGATGCGAAGACACGCACCGAGTCCGCGCGCGGACTGAAGGCGAGTCGATGAACACCGACGAGAGGGGGCGGGGGCCGAAGATGTTCCGCTCGAGGGCCGCCGGAAACCGCTCCGGGGTCGAACGCGCATTTTCGCGGAAAATCGAAATCGCGGAAAAACGCTGAAATGGGCGGGAATCGCAACAGCGGCCGCCGTCCGCAACCGACCGCGCTCAAGGTCCTGCGCGGCAACCCCGGGAAGCGCAAGCTCAACACCGACGAGCCGACGCCGCCGGCCGGCGACGTGCAGAAACCCGCGACGCTGTCCACCCCGGCCGGCGACGTCTGGGATCGCCTCGCGCCGATCGCGACCGCCATGAGCACGTTGACGCGCGCGGACGTCACGGCGTTCGCGCTGCTCTGCGAGCTCCAGGCTACGCTCGAGTGGGCCGCCGGCCGGAAGGATCCGCCGCCGCGCGGGCCCCGCGAGGGCGAGCGCCGCTGGATCCGGCGCTGTCACGAGCGCCTGGCCGCCGCGATCAAGCTCGAGAAGGACTTCGCCGCGATCATCCGGCCCTATTACGCGCTCTTCGGGCTCGAGCCGGTGAGTCGCGCCCGCATCCAGGTCCCGAAGAAGGCCGAGACGCCCATCGTCAGTAAGTGGGCGGGCATCCTGAAATGACGAGTGACCTCGCGTGTCACGGCCGCACGGTAGAATGGGGCTCCTACGGAAGTCGAGCGACAGCTGCGCGTCAACGCGACTGTCGCTCTAACCACTCGCACGCGAATGAGGTTCGCGCTCGCATGGCTGATCGGAATCCTATCCGAGCCACGATCTACGTGCTCTGCGACAGCCGCGTCGCGGACCCGATCGCGCGCGTCCGCTACGTCGGGCAAACCCGAATCGCCTTAGACCGTCGCCTGTATCGCCACTGGGTCACCGCAACGGCTGGAGCACGCGAACATCGCGCGGTCTGGATGCGCGCGGTGAAAGCCGCCGGCGGCGACGTGCTGATCGCGGAAGTGGACCGCGTGCCGTTCTACGAGGCGGACGCCGCGGAGACGACACACGTCGCGCGGTTTCGCGCGCTCGGCTGTGATCTCACCAACCGCACCGATGGCGGCCGCGGGAAACGCGGCTGGGACGTCTCGCCGGAAACGCGCCGCAAGATGAGCGAGGCGGCAAAGCGGCGACCGCCACGCTCGCCAGAGGTCTGCCGGAAAATCGGCGACTGGCTCAAGGCCGACCCCACGCATCGGCTGCACATGCGGACGATGCATCAGGGGAATCGCGGGCGAACGCGGACGCCCGAGCAGCGCGAACGCATCAGTCAATCAGTGCGCGGGGAGAAGAACGGCAAGAAGGTCATGACGTGGGACACCGTCGTGATCATCCGCGCCCGCTATGCGGCCGGGGCCGTCCAGAGTCACCTGGCGCGCGAGTTCAAGTGCTCGCCGGCCACCATTCACGCGGTGGTACATCGGCTCCGGTGGGTGACGCCGTGACACCAGGCGCCCGCGCAATCGCGGTGATCAACAACCTGACGCATACGTCCGGCCCCTTCGGCCGCCAGCCGTTCAACCTTCGGCCGTGGCAGCAGCGGATCGTTCGTCGCCTCTTCAGCACCAACCCGAAGACGCGGCTCCGCGTCTATCGCACCTGCCTGCTGATGCTGCCCCGGAAGAACGGGAAAACGGAGCTCGCCGCGGCCATCGCGATCTATTGCCTACTCTTCGACGACCCGCCGGAAATCGGCGGGGAAGTCTATCTCGCGGCCGCGGATAAAGAACAGGCCTCCAAGATCTACCAAGCGATGGTCGCGATGCTCGAGAACGATCCGGAGCTCGACACCCAGGTGGAGATCGTCCGATCACAGTTACGCATCGTGCATCGGGCCAGCGGGAGTTTCTGTCGGGTGATCTCCGCGGAAGCCTACACGGCCCATTCCTTTAACGCGAGCGTGGTGATCTACGACGAGCTGCACTGTGCGCCGACCCGCGATCTGTGGGATGTGCTCGCCACCAGCCAGGGCGCGCGCGCGCAACCCCTCATGATCGCGATCTCCACGGCCGGCTACGACCGCCATTCGATCCTGTGGGAGCTGTACAGCCACGCGAAGCGCGTGCTCGAGAACCCGTCGCTCGATCCGACGTTCCTGCCGATCATTTACGAGATCCCGATCGACGCCGACTGGACCGACGAGCGCGAATGGTTCAAGAGCAATCCGGCGCTCGATGACTTCCGCAGTCTCGAGGAAATGCGGACCTTGTGTCAGCGCGCCCAACAGATCCCGGCACAGGAGAATGCCTGGCGCCGGCTATACGGAAATCAGTGGACCGAACAGGCCGACCGCTGGATCCCGCTGGCGGCGTGGGACGCGTGCTCGGTGGTGGCCGCGTGACGCGCGCGGAGTTTCGCGCCCGCCTGAAGGGGCGCCGGTGCTATGTCGGCCTCGACTTGAGCTCGACGCGGGATTTGACGGCGCTGGCCGCGGCGTTCCCGGACGACGACGGGCCCGGCTTCGACGTGCTGCCAGAATTCTTCGTCCCCGCCGACACGATCCGCGAGCGCGTGACGCGCGACAAGGTCCCGTATGACCAATGGGCGCGGGACGGGTTCCTCATCGCCACGCCCGGCAACGTCGTCGACTACGAAGCCGTGCGGCGGACGCTGATCGCGTGGGACGCGGAATTCGACGTCCGCGAAATCGCCTTCGACCCGTGGAACGCCACCGACCTCGTCACCCGGCTCCAGGAGCAGGACGGCTTCACGTGCGTCCCGATCCGGCAGGGGTTCCGGTCGCTGACGGCGCCGACGAAAGCGCTTGAGGCGGCCATTCTGTCGCAGGCGCTGCGGCACGACGGCCACCCCGTGCTCCGGTGGAATATCGGCAACATCGCCGTCGAGATCGACGCGGCCGGCAACTACAAGCTCTCGAAGAAAGTCTCGACCGAACGGATCGACGGCGCCTCGGCGCTGGTCAACGCGGTCGACCGGATGGACCGCACGCGCTACAGCGATCCGCGCCCGCAGTACCAGATGATCGTCTTGGGCGCGTCGCCATGAAGCGCCTCCCGGTCCCGGCGCCGATCGATCCGGAGGTGCATCGAGGCCGTCCCCGGAATGCGGAGCCCTCGAGCTCGGTCTCGACCTGGTTACCCGCCCATGAACATGACGTGTTGATCCGGAGAGCCCGGGCTGAGGAGATCTCCGTGTCGGCGTTGGTGCGGCGTCTGGTGCGGGTGCGGGACCGGTGAGATCCGATAGCACCAGCTCCAGGGGTCCGGCTCGATCCACTGTTCGGTGAGCGCGGCGCCGTCGATCATCACGCGTCGCGCCATGGCCGCAGACCCCCTCGATCACGCTACGCGGCGGGGGAGGGGCGGGAATACTCCAACTAGAAAACGAGCATTTCGCGCGGACGTCCCAGACTCGATCCGTGAACCGGGCGTACGCCATCCTCCATGTCAAAGCCGTTGACGCTGAGAAACGCATCCTCTCAGGCATTGCCACCACCCCGGAACCCGATCGCAGTGGTGACATCATTGAGCCGCTCGGGGTCGCCTTCGCCAATCCGCTCCCGCTCCTGCTCTTTCACGACGCCCGAAAGCCCGTCGGCTTCGCCACCTTCTCCAAGCCCACGAAAGACGGCATCGCGTTCGAAGCGACGATCCCGACGATCGACGAACCCGGCACGCTGAAGGATCGCGTCGACGAAGCCTGGCAGTCGGTGAAAGCGGGCCTCGTCTCCGGCGTCTCGATTGGCTTCCGCGCGATCGAAGAGGCGTTCAACAAAGAGACCGGCGGGTTCCGGTTCCTGAAAACGGAAGTCCTGGAACTCTCGCTCGTGACGGTGCCCGCGAACGCGAGCGCCACCATTCACAGCATCAAAGCGCTCGACCTGGCCGCGTCTGGCCGTCATCTGCCCGGCGACACGGGCGCGTCAA